ATCCGTGAGAGAGCCGGGATTGTGCTTCTTGGCCAGCTTCAAACCGCTAAGGGTCGCCGATGCTTTGCCTGCAATCTGATTTTTACCGAGAGAAATCAAAGACTCGATTTGATTGTCAGTAAGCGGCTTGTTGCCCGTCGCTTTTCCGACGATGCTTTTCACACGGTCCGAAAGATTCGGGTTAGCAACAATGTGTTCCCAATCTGTGATGACAGAGCGAGGAATAGAACCCTGTGCTTGGTTCTGCTGCAACTCAGAAAGAGTATAGACAAGACCGCGTTCAGCTTCCAGCCGTCGCTGAACCGATTCCGGGTCCGTGCTGTTTTCTGACTCCTTGATAGTGTTCACAATGTTGTGAAACGTATCGATGTTCGCTTTGTTGCCTTCCCAGATTTTGAAACTCTGGTTCTTGTCGAGAATTTTTTCTCGCGCTTCGCCAACGTCCATCCCCGGCTTTGTGATAGCGCCTAAGTTCGGGTCGTAGCCACTGTCTGCGCTGACTGGAGCGCCCGAAGGTGACACGTCGCCGTGCCCCGGAACAGGAACGCCCTTCGCGGGATTCGCCGTGGGGTCTGGGGCCGTTCCCGGCGGAGTCTTGCCCGGAAACATCCCCATCAAGCTGCGATAATAGGACTCGCCCGGACTCCCGGCAGTGATGTCCACGCCAAACTTATTGAAAACCTTTTTGCCTTTCTTTCCAGAGGCATCCTGAGTCTCTTGAGTGCGTGCGGGGTCGGGAGTCAAACCTTGCTGCGCCAACTCCGCCATGTAAACAGGAGCCTTGAAGGTCTGGCCGAGTTTTCCCATCGCTTGGAAGTCAGGGGTGCCGTCCGCCTTTGTGGGCACGGCAGAATGACCAAACCACGGACCGTATTGCTGGAAAGCGTCAACGCCTCCGTTGAAAACTGAATTCCATTTGCTTCGTTCCAACTCCCATCGCTTCGCCTCAGTCGCGGGGTCAGAAAGAGTCAGTTCATTGTGCCGCGCTTTGATTGCGTCCGGGGAAACATACTCACCCAATTGCTGGAGCAGCGCCTTGTTCTTGGACTGCGCCACGTCTCCGATTCGGCTAACGATGTCGTCTTGCGTGATGAACCCTTGTCGAAAGGCGTCCACCAAATTCGTGACTGCATTCGAGTTTAGCGTGTTCGGGTCCGCCGGTGTAACCAACGGAGTCGGTTGAGCGCCAACCGAGATAACGGGTAAATCACTTTGTCCTACTCCTGCCATATTATTGTAGTGTTGGGGAAACTGGTTGCGATACGTTATAGACCGCGTTCGCCTGCTGCTTTTGCAGAGGCGTCATTCCACGATACAGAGATTCTTTGCCAGCGGAGAACCCTTGATTATATACGCTGTTCTGCCGGATTCCGGCTTCGCGAGGATTACCAGTCCCCGCGCCTATGGGCGGAAGACTTGGCTTCACGGTTGACGGAGCCGTCGCAGCTACCATTGGGGGCGGAGTAGCGCCGAGCATCCGGCCATAAAGAGCCGCCGCAGCCGGTGACATTTCGCCGCCAACAGAATTTTTGACGAGAGATTGAATGATGTCCTGCCCGCCAGCCGAAGGTTCAACACTTGGCGTTGCGACTTTCGGCATACTGCCCCAGTCAGGAGCAACCGGACCGCCGGTATTCGGGAATAGCGATTGAGTTGTCGCAATCTGCTGGCCGGGAGCCGGACCGCCGCCGCGCTGAAAAGTTTGAAGGTAAGACTGGAGAGAATTTCCAGACCAACCGTGCTGAGACGCAGTAGGAATTTTTACCGTCGCGGTATTCCAATCAGGTTGCGCCGAGGGCAACGTCAGATGCACCGGGACAGGCTTCATCTGGACAAGCGGCTTGGGTTTGCCGCCGCCTCCGCCGCCTCCGCCGAAGATTGCCGCCGCCAAAGGATTTGCAAAATCAAGGAATCCCATTAGTCGAGCCCTTCACTTGAGAAATCTTCTTCGCTGCTTCCTCCGCCGGTATCCGAGCCTCCGGAGAGGTCCGCACTGGGAGCAGAATTTACCTTGGATGAGAAAAGGTTCTTGATGTCAGAGTAAGCGCCGGGAGCCGCACGAGTCGCGCCGCCGATTGCGTTGCCCCAGATGGAAGCCTGAGCGAGTGCGCCCTGTGACGCAGCGTTCGCCGCGCTTTGTGTAAGCTGATTGGTAGCGCCAACACGAGCCATCCAGATGTTCGCGATGTCCGTGCCAGAAAGACCGGCTTGCGGAACGGCAGCTTGGCTTGAACCGAAAGCGGAGCCAGTAGCGGCCAGCTTTGCGGTCTGCTGTGCGGTGAGATTAGGAAACAGAGCGCCGAGCACTTGAGAGCGTGCCGTATCGAGTTGCTGTGCGCTGTTCGCGAGAGTCGCGGCCTGCGCTTGTCGTTGAGCCTGTAACTTGATTCCTGCGTCACCGAAAAGGGTTCGTAGCATCGTCCCGCCGACACCTTGAGCGGTAGCCTTTCCAGTCACCATGCCGGACTGTTCGAGTCCGTGCTGGACAATCTGAGCCTCTACGTCTGGCGGAAGCGTCGCGCCGTCTTTCAAATCAGCGAGGGCCGCGTCAACGAGTTTGTTCTTTACGTCATTAAGTCCCGGAGTCGGAGTCAACGCAGTGGATGCCGCAAGCTTCGCGACTTGGTCCGCCGGTGCATTCGATGCGAGAATCTGGTCAAGCTGGTTCTTGATTCCACCTTCTGCGGCGTATCGAGTCTGGAGAAGCGCGGGGTCAATCTGCCCCTGCAAAGCTAATTGCTGTTGGGCACGTTGAATGTCCGCAGTCGTCGCCTGTCCGCCGATGACGGAAGGGTCGAGAGACTTATAGACAAGGTCCTGCTGGCGCTTGATGGCGTCCAACTGCATTCGGGTAACATCTTTCGATGCCCCGGCCTGAATAGCCGAGCCTGCAATTTGACCAACGAATCCTAAAATGTTGCCCATGTTAAAAAGTCTTTGAGTAACTCTCCGAATGAAGTGTATAACCGCGAGCGGCGTAAATCTTCCGAAGAATTTCCGGTTGAGTGTGGGCACTCAGGCCCATGTAAACGTGTTTGCAACCTTGCTGCTTGCAGAAATTTTCCCAAGCGTCGAGCAGCGCAAGGCCGACTCCAGACTTTCGATGCTGGTCTGCTACAACCCAGAGAAGTTCGTAGCTGTTGATTTGATTGGGGACGTAAATCGATTCTCGAAGTTCTCCGCAGATATACCCGAGAGCCGCGCCGGTGTCACTGTAAGCCGCGAAAAAACTGAATCGAGGATTACACATGGCCTGCTGCGCGAGGTTCTTCGCGATGTTTCCGGGAGTCGGATGTTCCTCAACGTCGATATTCTTAATCTCCACTTGGGGACCGATAACGGCGGCAGCGGCATAGATTTCCTCTTGCCGCGCCACTGGTTTAATTGTGAAAGGAACAGCCATCCCTTAAAAGTTACCTGTTTCTTACTGCTTGTAGAGCGTCCATAGCGCCAACTGGGGCGGCACGGTAATCGAGCTAGGAGCGCCCGCCAGAGTCACCGTTTCCCCGGATGTCACCAGAGAAGTCTGGGGACTTACCCCCGGAGAGGTCGGAAAGTTACTGGCCGGATTAGTTCCGGGGTCCGTAGTCGCGCCAACGAGCACGCGCCCGCGCCACGACTGGTTTGTATCGCCAAGAAATCCCCATCCGGGATTCTGGGTCAGAGCGTCCTGCAAAAGTTCTGTGACTACCTGCTTCACGTCTCCCTTGACGCCGTCCACGGTGCGCCAAGCGGACCGTTCCCACCAGATGAGAGTCTGGATGTCAGTGTCATAAAACTGCTGCAAATTTTCCGGAGACGTTGGGCGCTGCGCCGTAGTTCCAGAACGAACAATAGGACTGATTCCTTCCCATGCGAGAGTGACCGAGTTCCATTGAAACCATCCGATGGCCGCGCCGTGAGACGGGTCAACATCCGTCGCATCTCTCTCAGTCTTCAACCAGACTTCCGGGTCGTGGGACACCGGCTGAGAATTTCCAATCCAAAAAGGAATGGTGAACGAATCCGAAATATCAACCGGAACGTATCGCTTGGTTGCTTCATCCCAAACATACCAGCGGGTCCCGCCCTTGAGCCACGGTCCCACATTTGACGTTGGTTCGATGTCGCCGATGAAAATGAAGTTCGCGCCTCCGGGCGAAAGGATTTTGAACCGGCGGACCATTTCAGCCGCCAATTCGTTTGGCCCTCCCCGAAAAGTTATCGGGAGGGGCGACATCTGAATCAGGAGGTTAGTATTTTGCAGACTCATACAGTGTTAAGGTCGATTAAAACTTCGTCTTCCGAAGAAGTAGGTATCACTTCTCCAGAGCCAGACTCGTTGACGGTTGCTTCGCAAATCGGGGGAGACACGTATTCGATACGCGGCTTGCGAAGAAATAAATTGTCGAGAATTACGTTCATCCTGTGTGTTCGAGACCGAGGCCCACCGACGTAACTGGCGGGAGCATCGCTTGTAAATCTTTGTCTGCGCGTTTTGTCGCAACGATATTTGCAACGCGGTCCGCAGCGGCCTGCGAGAGAATGCTGGACGCGAATCCGATTCCAATGGCCTTGAATCCGTTCTTCTCCAGCACTACCGTTTTGCTGGACGTGTAAAAAGATTCAGGTGCGTCTGATAGCGCGTCAACCACCGATTTGAAATTATTAGACTTGGTCGCTAGTCCGTCGTATCGAACCGCGTTGAGACACGACTCGGGGCAGAACGCTTTTGGATTTCCCGCCGGATTTTCCGGTTCAGGAAGTGAGAACGCCCGAATCTCTCGGAGCGTGCAAGGCCCATGCCCAACAACAAGAAGCTGAAAGGAGCGGTCAATGTTCGAGATTTTTTCTCGTTCAACACCGGCAGACCCATCGTTCGTGAGAACAGATTGTTGGTCCGCATCAACAGTTTGGATGGTTCGAGATTGCGGCTTAAACGCAAAGATTTCCGATTCCATCGTAATCTCTGTGTCAGCATCCATCGAGCCCCGGAGAGCGCGAATCAAAGTGTTGGCGATTGGCTTGAACGCGCCAGAAGTCCCGCCCGCGTAAAAGACTCCGAAGTCGAGGTCTTCTTCGACACCGGCAACGGTGAAATCGGCCCACTGGAATCGAACTTTGAACCCCGGCGGCTTGCCGGTTTGAGAAGTGGTGCCAAAATAGCCGCGAGTAAACAAGGCCCAAGTAATCGGACACCCATTGTCCAGACGATTTGGGTTAAAGGCTTCCCACAGACGATTTTTACCGTCGTAATCCACAGACACATGAAAAATTCTTTCCTGTCCGGCGAAAATACCGGATACCCATTCGACAGGGCGAGTCCCGAGCCAATACCCAGACCAAGACGGTCCAGATTCGTCGCTGAGGGTCGAAAGTGACGCGTGATTCAAAACCCAAGTGTGCCGATTGTGTGTATCCTCTGCCGGAACACTCATCAAGAGGTATTGGCCGAAGGCACCTGCCGCAACTTGACTCAAATCGTCCGAGAGAACGACTTTGCTGGTCAGCATTTCGTTGTCCCTTACTGGCAGGCGAGATGTCAACTTGCCGGATGTAGCGGGGTCGTAGATTGACACGCCAGAAGGCGAGAACCAAACCACTTGACCGTAATGCGAGAGCGCAGAACGGTTCGAGAGACATCCAACTTGGACAACTTCCTCTTGAAAATTCGGAGTCGTGGGCCACGAGTCCCGATTCCGGATGTTCGCTTGCAAAATAGAGCCGTTGACGCCGGTGAAAACCATCAACTGCGGCGATTCAATGCTTGGAGTCGGCACCATTGCCGTAACTTCACTCGCAAAGAAGAATGCGGACACCCCACCGAGGTAGATTTGTTCCCGGAAACTGAACGGATTAGCAATGTCACTGGCAAAAACCATGTTGTCGTTCGCAACCCAGAGCCTATCGCCAACCCAAGCCATCGGTCCACCTGCGGGAGTCTCAAAAAGATTGCCTTTTATGTGGCCCGCGTTAGAGCCGTCATACCATCCCGGCGCGGTGAAGCCTCCATCTTGAATCATCAATACACTTTTCGGTTCGATGACAGTGATGGCAGACGCAAAATCAGTCGTGTCTCGCTTCGCGGCCTGAGTCGTGAGCGCCCAATAGATTTGTTTCGCAGTCGGAGAGAACTGGAGAGCCTCAATTAAATGAAATTCAGTATAAGGAAAGCTGGCCGCGTAAACTTTTCCCGAGACAGCAACCAAAATCTGTTCTTCGCCGAGCACCGGATGAAATCGAGCGACGCCTTGAAGCTTTCCATCCGGAAAAGTGGCGAGACAATGATAACCGGGACGGCAAGACCATAGCCCGCCGAGGTTCAGCATGTTAATCGCCATCCAACTTGAGCCGAGGGCGACTTGAGACGGTGAAACGTCAGACTCGCACCCGAGCAAAAAAGTCGAGTCGATGTCGATGGTCGAATTTGGCAGATTCGTGGTGTTCATTACCGGATGTCGTAGTCATACTTGTCCCGAGGATTCGACATATCGATGACCTGCATCGGCATGAACACAGGAGGTTCTGCTTTCTGCTGCGCTTCCAGTTCCAAACGGAGCGCGTCAGCTTCGTAGCTGTGAGCCTCAGCGATGCGAGTGACATCCTTGTAACACCGGCGGGCCTGCAACCCCATCAATAGCGCGAGCGGAGAGCGAAGGGGAATGTGGTCCCACCGTGATTTGATTTTCGGATTGATACGAAGGAACGCGATTCTTGCCCAACTGCACGAGCGGTTGAGTTGAATCCGACGATACTGCGGGAGAGTTTCATCCGGTTCCATCACAGTAAGCAGCGTGCCAGTAGAACCAGAACTGTCTGTAGTTGCCAAACTGATTTCTGCAACCGTGGGTTCTTTGTAAACACCCGTGATGCGAGCGATTGTGGGAGCCTCAGAATCCGGAATAGCGAGGCCATACATTGTAGGCACACGATAGCCGTCGAGCCAACATCCGTTTTCTTGACGACGAAGAACGTGCCCTGCATCATCATACCCATAAATTATTACTTTCTTCCCGTTGTCCTCTACGCTTCCCAAGTGAGCGACAATTTTGGATGGACGCACCAAGTCACGATAAGTCGGATGACCGCCGCCTTGGTCCTGCCACTTCCATTCGCAGACCGTTCGGCACGAGCCGGGGCCATTCAAATGAAATTCAAAAAGCTGGTGATAGCCAAGCACTGGTTGCCCGCCGATATTCACCCCGATGACTGTGTCCACTTCGCGGGGCAACGAAATACAGCGCCGTCCGCATCCTGCGGGATTGTTGCAAGTCGAAGTGTCGCTGCAAGAGCAGCCCGCCGAGCAAATATCGAGATAGCCTTTCCAGCCTTCGAGGTCGGCTTTGTTTGCCGTCATCGAAATGGCGTCAGACAACCACCGAAAAACTTTTCGGTTGTCACTCTCGCCAATAATCTGAATGGCGTCGTCGTAGATGTCGTCAACGGTGAACATTAGTAGCTTTCTTTTTCCTCACCTGATTCGTGTTCCTCCATCAATTTATCGAGCGCGTCAGCCGCCTCGCTTCCGCTTTTCGCTGGAGCAACGGCTTCCTCGCTTTTGACTTTTTCGATGGAAAGGATTTCGATGTCGCACTCGTAATAGTGCTTGCCGGTCTTCCGGTCAACTTCGCTGGTCTCGCGCTTCACATGGAACTTGACCGTCATGGTCCCGTCCTGCGGCAAGTCCAACTCATCGTCGCCACAATAATGCAGCACCGGATACCGAGGGCTACTAATATCAGACGGGACTGCGTTGCCGTATCCCTCGATTTCAAGATTGATTGGAAGGTCTTCCATACATTTAATAGTTACCGGATTGGGTTCAAATAGGAAGTCTCTCCCAAAGCTTGATTTCCCCGCTATATAGGCCGACAGTCGCAATCGCAACCCCGCCGTGGTATCCTCCGACGTTTACATACAAGAAACTTGTAGTTCTGGGAAGATTGGTTGTGGCTTGACACCGGAACACATTGTCCACGTATGCCCGGACCAAACCGTTCACGAAATCGCAACGCAACTCCAGCAAAAACATCCGGTCTGCGTATGCGACGCCGGTATCTGTTAAAGTGTGGGAGCCGGACCCGTCGTTGACCGCCAATTGCCAGTTGCCGCCGGATATGGTAAAGGCCGCGCCTTCATCCAGATTAGCCGTAGTCAACTCGTGATAGAACGCCGTTCCAGAATTGGGATTTCCGGGATACGCGGTCAGACCCAACAGCCAGAACCAACTGGATGCCACGGTCGGAACGCGAACCATCGAAAGAAATCGTTTACACTGGGGCGCGAGATGCGGCTGATTCCCGGCGATGCCGCAAGAATCGTTGAACCCTCCGTTCGCGGGATTCGCGGTTGAAAGGTGCATGGAACTGAGATTGATAGTTGAGTCATCATCGGGAGACGTTGCATCCGTCAAACCGTTTCCATAAGAAGACCAATTATCGTTTATCGTGAGGACCCCCAACTTGGTAGTTGAGTGCTTTACTTCGCGATACAAAAATCCGTCCAGATATTCCAAGTCCGGAATCGGTCCGGTCGCCCCGGTCGCGCCGACTCCGCCGGTGCCTCCAGTCCCGCCGACAGGTCCCGTTGGCCCCGTCTCACCGACAGGTCCCGTCTCACCGACTCCGCCGGTTCCGCCGGTTCCGCCAGTCGGTCCCGTCTCACCCGTCGCGCCCGTTTCACCCGTCTGGCCTACGCGCCCGCGCACGCCCGGACCACCCATAGGGCCGGTTGCACCGGGAACTAAAACGTATTTTCCAGAAGGTGCCGCTTCGCCGCCGTCACACTCAGGAGAGAGGTTCGAGGGAATGCCCGCACTTCCGTCATCACATGGATTGCCGCAACTCATATAGCAGAAATATCAACAGGTTTGTCCGCGTTCGCGTTCTCGTTTGTAACCGAAAGTTTATACTGGGGACTCTTAACGGTCGGAGTGCCGCCGCGAGTCGATTTGCAGTGGTCGCCTTTAATGCGAACCACCGGAAGATTGCATCCGTTTCGATTGTGCTTTCTCATGCGATTTGGACCCAGTTCAAATTAGTCGCCGAGGCTTTCACCTTCACAAGAGGCGCACTGTCTTGGTTCACATAGAGCCGGATAGTCCGGGGACTCACGGTGAAGAAAAATGTCTGGAGCAACCGAGGTTCATACGGAGTCGCCTGAAATGTAGTATCCAGAACTTCTTGAATCTTCACTTCAACGTGCTGGCCCGCCCTGACCGCCGCGTTAGCTTCTGCTTCTGTATTGTAAGTCGAAAGCGTTACGCTGGTCGCGTTGTCAATCACAGCCCAAGTAATGAGCGCGAGAAAAATCACGGCGGAAGTTCCGACAACTGTTTTCGTGGTTCCCACAATGTAGTAGGTTCCGGCAACAGTAATCGGTATGTCAACGAACGCGCCGTCGAACAATACTGGAACTGGATTATTGTTGACTATGGTCGTGACAAAATCTGTTTTGCCTGCACCGAAGAAGTATCCGTTGATATTGGCGTTAGCGTCACGGCCTTTGTCGCCTTCGTCTCCGGGGTCGCCGTCAGGACCTTTGTCGCCGGGAGCCCCCTTGTCGCCGACGATTGGACGCCCGCCGGGAGATACCGGAACAATCACGGCACCCAGAGGAACGACAACCGGCGCAAACGAGAGCGCCTCACGAAGCGTCAGGACTACCGTGTCCCCGTCGTTTTCAACAACATCATACCAGCCTGAGTTTTGAACAAACACAATCAGTCCGGGCAAAAGTGCGCGAGTTGCCAAAACTGAAATCGTGATTGTGTCCCCAACATTCGGCTGGACAAAATCAGCGGTCGTAGCGGAGACCGCATTTTTACCGTTCACTCCGTCCGGACCTTTTTCACCTTCGTCGCCGGTCAACTCCAAGATGTTATCGTAGAGAAGCCGGAAGAAATAACACGCGACGCCCTCGCCGAATCCCCGAGGGTCGGCAGGAAGTCCAGTCTCCAGACCGCATCCGAGAGTCCAGATAACTTTTCCGTCAACGTCTGTCTTTGTGACGACGCCAAACATTTGCGAAGTGAAATTCGCAACCTTGCTAGGAAGCGATTCACATGCGGCGGAATTATGTCCGCTTGTCGCCGTAGGGTTTAGGCAATCTGCGTCCATGTGATGTCAGTGTAGAGATACGGGATGGTTTGCGTTCCCGAAGGGACAGTATTCAAAGTTCCATCCGACAAGAGGCGAGCGATTCTCCCTCTTGGAATCGTTTGAACAGAAATGAAAGTTCCACTCACCAAAATTTTTCCGTCTGTCTGGACCCATGCAGAATACACAATGTCACCGGCAACGCCGATGTTCACGTCTCCGAGAGAGGTATCCAGAGCGCCGGTGCCCGGAATGATTCGGGACAAGTGAGTCTGGTTCGTGGTCGCCGGACCGAATTTCGTAAAAAGACCGCCGACTATAATGTTACCCGTCGAGTCGAGAGAAACAGTGTGAACGTCGTTATTGAAACCCGCCGAGGCAGTGGCAACCGCACCGGCAGAAGTCAATTGAATGAACTTCGGGGATGAGGTCCCGTTGTAAGTGGAGAATGAGCCGCCCACCAGAATTTGTCCGGTAGTCGGAACATCAACCGTCTGTTCCTCGATGGAATACACTGTTGAGTTGAACTGGGACGCGGTAGTCGATGCCCACGTCGCATCCGGGAGTCCCGTGGTATTATCAAACCGAGCGATTCGACTCGTATGCGCGACGTTTGACGGTCCCGTAGTTTGTGCAGAAGTGAACGCGCCGCCAACCATCACGAGCCCACTGGCCAGAACTTTAATGGCGCGGCCTGTGTCATTCAGTCCGCTAGTGCTGGTTCCGAAAGTAGTGTCCAAGAATCCGGTAGTGCCGGGACCGCCAGACGTTTGTATCCGAGCGATTCTCCGACGAGTAGTTCCGCCGACAGTCGTGAATGCGCCGGTGATGACGGCCATGTTATTCGCATCGATGTCCAACGCAAAAATCGTATCGTTGATTACCGCGTGAGAAGTCACCATGTCCGCGTGCAAAGTCCCGTCCGAATTTAGGATAGCAAACTTGCTAACGGTGTGGACTCCAGCCGTGTCACGATAGGACGAGAAAGTTCCGCCGATGACGATATGCCCGTCAGCCATCAAACCAACTGAGTAAACGGTAGCGCCGGAATTTACTCCGGGGACGGCGGGGCCTACAACACCCGCGTTGAATGATGCGTCAATCGTTCCGTCAACATTGAGTCGAGCAACCCCGTTGATAGAAGTCGAATTCATTGTGGTGAACACCCCGGCCACAATAATTTTTCCGTCACTCTGGACGGCGATGTCGTAAATGATGTTGTTCGCGCCCGCGAGCCCGCCATCCATGAAGCCGAGAATCCGGCTTGCATAAAGCTGAATCGTGTCCGCGCCGCCAGCCGTGTAGATGGCCGCGAAAGGGCAGTGACGAAACTCGTTGGCCGCGCTTGGCGCAATAAGTTGAGTCGTGCCCGGAACATCAAAATTATTTGTCACGCTGAACAACTTGATTTGCGTGTTCGACTGGACGTTAGCCGCAGTCTTTCCGACAATCAAATATGTTCCGGCGTTCGGCAGAGTGAATCGCGGGTCGGCGGCAGTCGGAGTCACTGGCGGATACCCCGGAGACGCAACCGAGAACCACACCGGATGAAAGTCTTCGTCCGTGAACGCGAGCAAATTGTAATCGAATCCAGTTGTAGTGAAAAAGAATCCGTTGTTCTGGGTGACAGATACCGCGTCATTTCCCGGCTGACCTTTAGGACCTTGGATTCCTTGGTCTCCAATCAAACCCTTGTCACCTTTCTCGCCCTTGGTTCCAACTCCGGTTTGACCCGCCGGGACCACGAGAGCGCCAACAGGAATAATCGCCGCAGCGTCAGACAATCGAGAAATCAAATTGCAGAACAGAACGCCGGTGCCGTCCGTGCCGACGACGTTATACCATCCGGAATCTTCGATGAAGATATTCGCGCCGGTGACAATGTTGGCGTTTAAGCGTGTAACAATCTGAACGTATGGATGTTCGAGACTGGGAGTTGCGAACGGAGCCAGCACGACAGTATAGGCGTCCACTCCGTTCGTTCCCGAATCTCCAGTAACACCCTTTGGCCCTTGTTCCCCGATTATACCGTCTTCAAAAAGACGCAAGATGTAGCAGCCGAGGGGTTCGTCCGCGCCGCGAGGATTGGCCGGAAGACCTTGGTCGAGTTGACACGGCAGAGACCAGACAACTTTTCCATCAACCTCAGTCTTGACGACTTCTCCGAAAAACTGGAGGGTGAAATTGTCTATCTGCGAAGGCAAAGTCTCGCACGCGGCGGAATTGTTCGGGCCGGTATGCCCGCACGGATTGTCGAATCCAAGCTTGTCGCAAGAATTCAACGGGTTCGGATTATCGTGCCCGTCATCGCCGCATTTTGAGCAACTCATTTTTTACTGTGTAGGTTTAGCCGTCAGCACCTTGACTATATCCTTTGTGGATTGGTCTTGAGCAGACGCGTGAGCGTGAGAAAATAAATCGAGAACCTTGGCCTTTACTTCGGCGGTCAACTCACTGTTCTGAACCTTCTCTTTGAACAACTCGCCGCCCTTAGAAAGTTCCGAGACCGCGCCGGACAGGACCGAGCTACCAACTCTGCCAACCACATTAGTCCCGAGGCCGACAACTGGGTTCACCGCGCCGTAAAGTTTCAAGCCGGTCCACACAATGAAACCGAGCACGACGATACTGCCGATGTAAACGAAATAAGGAATCCGCACGAGGCCGGTGCCTTCGATTTTCTTACCAACAAGCGGTTCAACCCTATCGGAGTATCGAGCAATCTTCCGGTTCAACTCCGCCTTGTTTTCGATGACTCGATTCGCAAGGTTAGTGACAGCGCCGGACGGAAGCGATTGCGGAGGACCGAGGCTGGTCGAAACAGCGGCAGTCAAGGCTTCGGTGTTCTTGGCTGGAGTCACAACAGTCGCGGGGTCGTTATTGCTTATGGCCGCGTCAACAGTAAGGCGAGCCGCCAGAGAAGCCGCGTAAGCCGCTTGGCGTTCCGTCTCCAAGTCCGATGCAGTTTTTTCAGGGACCGCTTTAACCTTCTTCTGGAAGAATTCAACTTTCTTCGGAATCAGAGTCCCGCAACCGGCGAGCATTACGAGTGACACGACGAGCGTCGCGGTTTTTACCAAGCCTTTTAGTGTTTTTCGAGTCATGGGATTTGAGGGATTTCTTTACGATGTGGATGACGGTGTATAGCGCAATGATTAGCTGCGCGAGAACCAGAACGGCGTTCATATACGGCGTGAATTTTTGAATGAACCCTGCAATCGCCGCCGCCGAATAGTTGACGCTTACCAGCGCCAGCAATCGGTTATCGTCACCCACTAATTTGTGAAGGACATTCATTCTGCTCATTTGGAAAAGAGGGGCGAGACTTATTCAGTCCCGCCCCGTTGTTCCCTACCCCCCATTCACCCTTGCGGATGAAAAGCGAGTCATTCCAGCCTTACAGCGTGGGGACGCCGGGGCCGACTACCGGGGTCTCATCGTCGCCACAGACGCCGATGGACGTGAAGGAGTCAGCGCCAGAGTAGCTGGACGCGTCAGTCGTCGCGCAGTTGACCAAGCCGAGGTCAGCGATGCAGCGTTTATACAGAATGGGTATAATGTGCTGCGGGCGCAGAGGCCGGTAAGCGCGGGTGATTTGGTATTTGTGCCAACCGAAGTCACCCCACTGATTGCACTGATTGTCAATCTGGTAGTGCCATTCGAGTTCGCCCATGTGAAGCTGAGGCGCGAATTTGAACGAGCCTTCGCCGACATACTTTTCAGGCACGAGCCTTTCAAAGCTGCCGTCAGCGATGAGCACGCCAACCTCATAGGCCGCATTCAACCAAGCCGGATTCGGCTTCGCGAACGCAGTGTTCGAGGCGGGTTTGCTGACCACAACCACGGGGTCAACGAGCGCCAAAGTGCCGTCCACGTTGAAGCCGGTCGCCCGCAGAGGCCGCTGGTCAACGCCGAAAGCGATGCCACGGTAAGCCGGGGACTGTTCAAACGAGTAGGCCGTCAGGGTCGTCTCGCCGAGTTTGTAACCGCCAGTCGTCAAAGCAACCATGACGTTCTGGACGCCAACCTCAGAGCGGAAGTATTCCACTTGGTCGGAGCCGCCGATGAAACGGAAGTGAGGCATTCCCTGCCCGGAGTCATACCATTCAGCGAACAGCACTTCGCGCAGATACCGAGCGATGAAGTGCAGCGCCTTGAAGGTCATAGGACCCGTAGGCAGGAGCGGAGCGAACTTGACGCCGAGGTCGGTCTCCAATCCGCCGGTGAACAGCGAGTTGAAGTCGTAGTTGGCATTCGCGGTGAACTTCGATGCACTCCGCAGATACAACTGAGCGCGGATGTCCGCGTTGATGTATTGGGTGACGAGTTTCTTGAGCGAATCCTCAGCCATGACATACGAGCCCTTGAAGGCCGCGTAACCTTTCTTCACGCAGATGTTCGGACCCCGGCCACGAAACGATTCGAGGCGCAGAGTAAACTCCACAGTGTCGGTGAGGTCTTGCGAACCATTCTGGCCGCAGATGTCGGTGTCGCAAACGAAAGTTGGAATCGCCAGCGAGTCGCCGGGAGCAGCCTGCATTTGCACGATTGAGCGAATCGCATCGGACGTGCCGGAAGGAAACACCCCGCCCCCGATGACGTTCATGTAAACGGCATTGGCAGCGAGAGCCTTGGCGATGGTCCCTACGATTCGGTTTGTGTCCTTCGAGGCGATGTCAGAAATCGCAGAAGGGTCGTCGCAGAAAAAAGCCATAAATTTAGCCTATCTGTTGGGGAGACTTTGTTACCGCGTCTCTTATTTTGCGGTTCCGGGAAAATCGTCCTACCCGGAGGGACTTTCTTCTCGCTGCGGCCAAACAGCAAATAGGCTTTTCTCCGGTGGAGCCGCGTCGAAGGTTTTTTAAGGCTCCAAAAAGTAGTTACCGAAATCCGTCAACCTGTCAAGGGTGCCCGGAGACGTATTCGGTGCGAGCGCGACAGAGGTCGTCAAACACGCTTCGGTCTTTGATGGAATGGATGAATCGGATTCCTTTGTTGCGGACCAAGTCGAGCATCTGTCCGTATCCCAAGTGCCGAGCGCCGGGAGTCGATGAACCGACAGGGCATTCGGAGGTCGGGCATGAAGCACCATCCAAGAACCGCATCATGGGAACATCAGTGTAGCACGCGAGCGCCATCATATACCAATCGATATACGGTGTCTGCACCCACCCCGGTTCATTCCCATATTGACCAAAAAGTTTTGTATCCCGAATGTCGAACTGTCCCTTGGAGAGAAGCCGTTCCAAAACCTGCCGAGAAAAAACATACGGCGGCTGGAGCGCGAATCTCGGAAGCGGATAAGTCGAGGCCCGGACATGGATGTCGTCTGGAACTTTGTTTGACCAGATAACATCGGGACGTGATTTGATGTAGTCCGGAAGTCCCGGAGACAAAAGACAAGAGTCGGCGTCATTCGCGAGATACCAGTCCGCATCGAAATCTAGCAACGCACTCAACTGGAGAAATTGGCGGTCCAAAGAATCGGGGCCGATGTAGCAACGCTTCCCGGCAGTTCGGCACCATGCGCCAATCTTGATGACAGGCGAGTCGTCTGGAGAAAGAACAACAACCGGAGCGCCGTGCTGAATATGCGCGGGCCAGAGGTTGCCCATTTGGTTCATGTCGCCTTGGTAGCAGTGAACAGATACTAGAAGTTTCATTGTCGTGATAAGAAGTCCCTGTAGGCAATCGGAAGACCGTCCGCGAGCAACGTCTTCGGAGCCCAACCCATTTGCCGAATTTTAGAATTGTCGAGAAAGCGTATGGGGGTGCCGTCCGGCTTTGTCCGGTCCCAATTTATTTTTCCAGTGAAGCCAACCGCAGCGGCAATTTTGATTGCAAGAATTCCCAACTCACACCATTCGCCTGAGCCGAGATTGATTGGTTCTTCCCCGTTGTATCCGTTCATCAGCCACAAACACGCAGCCGCTAAATCGTCAGACCACAGGAATTCACGGACCGGATTTCCAGTGCCCCAGAGTGTCACGTCTTCGCCGCGAAGTTTGGCCCAATGAAGCTTGTGAATCATCCCCGGAATAACGTGAGACTTGAGCGGGTCATAGTTGTCGTTTAAGCCGTAAAGATTCGTAGGGATGCACGAAATGAAATTGCATCCCTGTTCACGTCGATAAGCTTTGCACAACTCGTGCCCCAAGATTTTGCATAAAGCATAACCCTTATTGCTTTCTTCAAGCGGGCCTGTGAGAAGTTCACTTTCAACAATCGGGACGGCGGCGCGTTTTGGATACGCACACGCGCTGCCGAGGAACAAAAGTTTTTCGACTCCATACTCCGCCGAAAGAGAAATCACGTTGTTCTGGATGGCGCTGTTCTGGAGAATCGCGTCAGTCGAATAGTGAGTGTGCGCCATAATGCCGCCAACCCAAGCGGCACAATGAAACACGTAAGCCGGACGATGAACCGAGAAAAAGTATCGAGCGTGCGTATCATCCGCCAAGTCGATTTCAGAGTGCGGGGCGACTACGATGTTCTCGTGTCCGCGACTGCGAAGAAGCCTGTGAATGGCAGAGCCAACTAAGCCCCGGTGTCCAGTGATGAAAACTTTCTTTCGGGGGTCAATCATAAGTCAAGTGCTTTTCTTCCGTGCTTGATTAAGCTGCCGGACTTGTCTCCGTGAATCCAGACCCAGTGCTTGTCCACGAAGCTTTGATAATCCGCCGGGGTGAACAGCGGGGTGTTATATATGCTTTGTATCTCCGGGATATTGGCCCATCCATGATTCCTAAACTCGGTCCGCATCGCGTAGTCCCACCCAGTCATGGGGTGAACAGTCGGAACGGTCTTGAGAATCCAGTCAAGAACCTCGCGCCTGCAAGAGACCAAACAGTTGCCGTTGATGTGCGTCGCAATCGGCGCGTCCGGCGCATCACTGCCAACCATCGGGCCAGCAATCACGACTGGAGAAATAGAATTGACTCGGTCCCATGCTGAATGAAGCCGCAAAATCCAATCCTTGCAAAGCGGAGCGCCATCCGCTTCGCAAGTAAACACGCACTTGTAATGCGGCGCTTTTCCCGCGTAGCACATGCTTCGCACCCATTCGATTGTTGATGTCCAGAGCCCATTGCAGCCGGACGGCCATCCGGTTTGCCTGCTTCGGGTGCGATACTGGAACACGTTAAATTTTCGAGCCAACGATTGCCTGACATTGTCTGGAAAATTGGGACAGTCAAATCGGTTCACGAGAAGAATGTCAGCCAAGTTCGTATGCTGTTTCTCGATGTCTGCAAGATACTGGCCGAGGGCCTTGGCGTGTTCTCGGTCTCCAGACCAGTATTGTAAAGCGATGAGTATTTTCATTTGAGTCCGGTATTATGAAGACCGTAAACGCAATGGCCGATATGCCCGCACACGAGACCCATGTCAACGTATGGCTGGTGTCCGGCGGCAGACGCACGAAGACAGAAAGAAACATCTTCACCAGAACCGAGCGGATTTTCTGTCCGCGCCTCTGCGAGCGCCGACTCCAATCCTTCAAGGGCCTTGAAAGCTTTTTCGGCAGTGAGAGCGCCGCCGTCAAGGAGCCGGTCCCGTATTGACTGAATGCGTTCGATAAGACTTGCTTCGGTCGAAGCAAACCATTGACCGCCCTTTTTGTCTCCGCCTCTTGCGAGCCGAGGAAAGCGTTTCTCGATGTCCTCGAACACCGAGCGGTGAATCAAAAGGCAACCAGTAGCAACCCACCGAGTCGGCTTGATTTGATTGTATGGACCCCGGCGAGCCCAAGCACTTTCTTCGGGATTCGCCGCTTCACCATACATGAGATTAGAGCCCGGATACCGTCCGGAGTATAACGCGCCAACCAAAGTCTTCTTGTGACTCATCAGCCGGTCAATCGCGTTGAAGTCTGAGAACGGTTGCGGGAAATTGAAACCAGTGGCCATACGAAACCACTTGGCGTTGCCGAAGGGGACAATCATGTCGTCATCGACAGTCAGCATCCACTCGCACGGAGAATTCAAGAACGCTTCCGCGCACTTGTTACGAGTGTGAGCAACGAAGGCGTCACCAAACTTTAACAGGTCGCCCGTTCGCCGGTGGTCGCAAAGCTGTCCCACACTGAAAGCCGTAAGCGGATGGACAGACTTTTGCCAAGGTTTGGCAACGAGAACTTTAGTCCCCAGTGTCTCAACAATTTCTTGCCGAGACACTGGCGGAAGTTCTGCACCTGAACCGAATCGGTCAGGCAGTGGCACCTGCGGCCTTTCGTTCTCGTTCCTCCATCACTTGCTTTGCGATGGCGTCGAGAGCGTCGCCTGCCGGAACAGTATGGTCCGGTTTCTTCGCGGGCGGGGGAACTGCGCCCGGATTCGCGCCGGATTCGTTCAACCGAGACCGGCTACTGTTTTTGATTTTATCAAACTTGGCTTGGAGCGCATCACGTTCTTTCGTGATGGCCGCAAGCTGTGAATCTACTTTGGCCTTCTCGCGCTGCGTATTGAAAAGCTGCGCCATGCCAGTGATAAGGATTGCACGCATCGCCGGGGAATCATCCGCGAGTGCGGCGTCCAACTGAGGACGAAGTTCAGTCACAAACTTGTTGTGGTCTTCCACTTCGGCCTTCACTTCGGGAGTCGCATCCTTCGCCAGTTCCTTCTCTTTGAACCAAGGAAGATTCGGAAGCATCTGGTCAAGCTGCGCCTTCGTCTGGGTGACGTGTCCAGTGACAGACTGATTCAGTTCTGCCTCGCGAGCCTTCGCATACTCCGTGAAATTCTGCTTCGCAACTTGAACGGCCTGTTCCTTGTTGTATCGAGCATGGAGAATGTCCGCCACTTTGGATTCGATGACGCGCTGGAGAGTTGGGTCTCCCATCGACTCGAATACTTTCGAGAGATTGGTTTTATCCGGACCACCAAACTGTTTAATCTTGGCGATGATTTCCGGAGTGACAACCGGAGACTTCTGGAGTTGCGCGTAAATGAAATCTCGCGCCGACTCGATGGTCTTGTCAAACTCCTTGAACTTGGGGTCGAAATCGACATCAAGCTTACCGCGCCACTCGCGCAACTCAGCCAGTTCTTTTTCTTTCTCCAGTTGTTCGGTCGTAGGATTCGCAGCCGCCTTTTTGATTGCGGCCAGTTCCTCTTTGGTCTTCAACAACTCGGATTCAACTTTCGCAACCTCGCGGGCGGCGATGAGTTTCACGGTCGCGAAAGCTTCCGAAGATTTCGGCGCGGCACCTTGAGGCAGAGTAGGCGCGTCTTTGAACATCGCCTTGGCGCGTTCTTCTTCCGAGGCAGCACCTTTGGACGCAGCTTCGGCGGCGGCTTTTGCAGCGGCTTCCTTCGCGGCCTTTTCCTCTGGGGTCTCTGCGGCAGCGGCAGCTTTATCAGCGGCCTCTTTTGCAGCGGCTTCCTCAGCGGCTTTAGCTGCGGCTTCGTCTTCTGCGGTCTTGCCTTCGGCAGCTTTCTTCGCTGCTTCCTCAGCCTGTTTCGCCAATTGGTCTAGCGCATCCCCCGCGTCTGCGGTCGGGTCTGCTGCCGTCGATTGGCCCATGATGTCCTGTGCAGCAACTTTCGCCGCAAGGTCTGCATTTACTTTTGCGTTATCCGGAGGTATTACAACCGGGACGACGAGGGGTGTTTCTGCCATAAAATTATATTGCTAAAGGGTCAGGGTTCTCTGGCCTCTGTTCTAGTTCAAGTTTTTGCCCATCATTCCAATGGGCGTCAGCCTCCAGCGGAGGATACTCAGGTTTCGACTCCTGAGACGGGGGCGGAGGATGCGCCAGAGAAATTAGTTCACGAACGACGACTTGAAACCCGCGCACTTCACCGGCGCGAATCATAATCTTGTTCGTGTCTCCGCCGTCCAAAAGGGGCGGAGCAACTTCAACGAGTTTTGGGATAAGACGTTTACCAGTATCGGTGTCCAAAAAAGCTGCTAACTTTTCGGCATCGAACTGAGTCCAATCAAGGGAGCCTGCGAGAATTTCCATTATTGCGGGGGAGGTTGCGCGGCGGGGGCCGCTTCTGGGGGAACAATCTGACCGTCATTGTGGGCGGCTACCATTTGCTGGTGCTGGTCAGCTTGAGCATCGAGCATTTTCAACTGAGCGATAGTAGGTCCGACTTGGTCGAGAAATTTCTTGACCGGGGCTAACTCATCAGGCTTGACGCCGTGAGATAGCGCCTGCTGATAGTGTTCATTGATGTGCGCGGCGAAAGCTTCAAGGGACGTGGTAGGATGTTCCCCGGCCTGAATGTGGGCACCAAGCTGTTCGACAGCGGGCATCAAAATCTGCAAGTGAATCAAGTGATTGTCCCGAGGCGAGACCGGCACCGGCTGGCCCGCAGTCAGCAACATGATTTCCATTTGCTGCAATCGGTCTTGTTCAGCGTGTTCGGTCGGGTCGTTGTCCGGCAACAAAAGCTTTTCAGCGAAATCGGCGGAGACCTTGGCAGTCAAGTCTTCAACTTCGAGTTGGCGCTGATTGTAGAGAGGGTTTCCTTTCTTCTCAGCGGCAATTGACGCAATCAACTGGCGTTCATACGGAGTCAAATCCTTGATGGTCCCAGATACCGGCTGGTGCGCCAGTTCTTGGATTTCCTCTTTGGTCATTTCCAACTCCAATTGCTTCCGCGCTTCGACAGCATCTTCATCATCGCAATCGGGGTCGCAGATTCTTTCCTGCATTGTCTGGAAAAGATTTGTGGTCTGTTCCATGAACCGAGTGATGCGAACGTCTTGGCCTTCTTCCTCGCGCTGCGCGAGCAAAGACCAAGCTTGCGGCGAGCGGAAAGCTTCGCCTTCAACTTGCGGCACCGAGGTCGAGCCGATGAGTTGATTTACAATTTGTCCGAAGTAGGCGTCGAGTTTAATGAACCCTTCGACATTTCCGTCGATTTTCTGTTCGAGAACAGTCCATCCGGACGGCACGATTATGGTTGACCCTACGACGGACATCCGAAAAGTGTGAATGCGCTTGATGTCGCCCTGCACAAGAGTTTTGCCTGACATGATAAGACGGTCAACGACTTCGTTGCGCGTCCGGTCAATCATGCCTGCGAGTTCATAAATATCGCGTCCAACTCCTTTACTGCCATGAAGCGTCCCGTTCCCTTTTTGGAACGAGAAGAACGATAGACAACTTTCAGTGGAGTCGAACCTATCGTCTCGATGGAAAATTTCTTTCATCTCGGGACCGGCAACGCGGTAATGCGATACTTTCCCGGAGACTTCGCGAGCCAGAAGTGAATACACCACGATGACGGAAGAACCCGCCATGTAACTTGCACCAATCGTAAGTTCTCGCAGCGCGTTTTGATACCACGTTTCCAAAGTGCCTCCCACGTTGAGACGGTCGCGTATTTGGACAGGTGACGCACGATTGATTGCGTCACGGCAGTTTGCAAGGGACCATCCAGCGTCTTCTGCTGCTTGGGGGTCTTCTTTAATTTGGGCAAAAAGTTCATGGGGGAGATAAACCTCTTTGAGCACGACTATCTGAGCCCAACGGACATCGGCCTTGGTTCCGTCAGCAACGAAAGATTCGTCCTGCTTGAAATGCTTCGGAAACCAACTGTATTCATCCAACCACGCACAGATGGTGTGTCCAAAAAGGGCGTTGTCGAAAGCGATGTCTTCAATGAGCGTGCGGAATCCTTTCCGGGCACGAATAGTCTTAGTGATAATTTCACGGAAGCGTTCAGACTTTTGGGTAGCGTTCTGGTTCTTGTTCGAGAGCGAGGCGTTAGTGAAATACTTGAGCCCGTCGATGGCCGCGACAAACCGAGGCGCGACTTTCTCAATCATCGCGGGGAGAGGCTTGGTCGTGAAGTTCGAGCGCCAGCCGAAGCCTTCGGCCTCCAGCTTGTAGGCGTCGTAGGGCCGTTCGGCGTTATACTTCGCGAGGATGCGCGAGTTGACGATGGAACGATTGCGCCCCGCCATGACGACGGTCTTGATGACATCGCGAGCCATCCCCACGTCAGCGATTGACTTCTGGGTCGGCTTCCCGGACTGCAAACCAATCGCGGGCGACTGAATCACCGAGCCCAGATAGTTCTGGGGATAGCCGGTGTTGTTCAGACTACTATAGGGGCCTCTGTCTTGAGCCATACTCAACTAAGAGTTACGCGTTTGCGCCAGATTCGCAACCAGCGTTTGTCCGGGCACTGTTCGGTGGTCAACATCACCTTTGCCTCAGCCAGACAACCACACCGGCGACACTGGCCGTCTTTGAACTGCGGGCAAGGTTTGCAGATGTCGTATCTCTCTGCTTGTTCGCGAGGATTGCATAGCGTCCGGTATCCCCGGAGCCTCGCCCACTTGAGCAGCACCATCGCTTTGATGAAAGTGAAAATCATATCGTTCGTTTCCTCCAACAATGCCCCGGCAACGCGGGGCTGTCTATCGTTGGGCGTTCGAGCCACACAGCAACACAGTTATCTTCGCCAGTTTCAGCGCATCCGTGTAATCGCGAGTCTTGTCTTGTTCTCCCGAGGATTTCTTTACGTGCCTCTCCGAGCGCCTGCTTGCAAGAGCCGCATCCTTTTCCAATCTCAACATTGAGCGGGCATCCTGAACAAATTGTTGCGCGAGCACGGGCGACTTCATCGGGGACACACGGAGATTCATTGTGCGCTTTTGCCAGCGCGAGCCATTGAAGGACTCGTGACTTGAGCGAAGCGCGTTTCGTCTGTTCCGCACGGACTCCATTGTCGTTCCGGCATAGTCCGGGGTCTCGCGCACAAACTTGGTCAATGACTTCTTGTGACGGGTTCCCCGGCGGAAGTCCGGCACGTTTGCGATAGTTAGCAACGCGAGAAATAACACCGGACCAAGTCTGGCCAACAATCTTTGTGCCGTCAGATTCTTTGAAGTAGTGTCCGCCTTTAGGATATACATTTGGATTGAGAGTGTTCAAAACAGTTCCCCCATTTCTGTTGGCAACTTCATTGATTCATCGAGGTAGTCGTGCCTGTTACTTTCATCGATGCGAGCGCCGCCCGGATAGCGGGCCTCCATCCAAGAGTCGTCTAATTCTCCCGGAACATCCACATTGTCACCGCGCATGGAAAGAATCAAACCGGAGCCTTTCCGTGCGGCGTGAACCAAGAGCGTCAAAGAGTCGGCGTCATTGGGGGAACTGAAACCGCGACTCATGTAGTCTCGCTTTGACTCCACCTTGGTCTTACCTCCTGCGGATTTGAAATTGCGCTGCGTTAGCTGCGGCGCAAGCTTTCCCAAATCCATTGCTGGCGACAGTAGAAAATATCCAAACTCTCCCCAAGCGCGGAGAGCGAACCACAACTCGGTTGTCATCCGGTCGTATTGTTCCTTGCAAGTTTTGGTGTCTTCCGACATCAACTTTTGTTCGGATGCTGACTCCGAATAATTCAAATCGTGAATCAACTGGGACCACTCATACTTTATCAAGTCCGCAGTTCCAGCGCCGTGTCCTGTGCGGTCGCACGCGTAGTAGTCTCCTTTGACTCCAGCTTTTCGATTGAGAGAAATGATGGCCTCTTTCATAACAATTGTGTCACCTTTCGGTAGAACAAATTGTTGGGTAGCCATCAGGCCCCATCGCGGGACAACTTGACCTGCGCGGTCTTTGAACATCACCGTCCGGCCTCTAGGAAATTCGATGGACGGCGGAAACTTGATGCCGGTCGCACGGCCAAATAATCCGAGCGTGTGAACCGCTTCATCGCCGCCGTCAAGAGCCAAGTCAGTAGCAGCAACAGGGGAGGGGTCTTCATACCAAATATATTCGCCTTTCCATTTTGGAAACATTCCCGAAGGAATCACCGTCGCCTCGATACCCGTGGCCGGATACATTCCGCGCCCCATCGTCTGGTATCCCGGCGAGTTTCTTCCGCCCGCGTTCAGGGCAATAGCTTCGAGACCGGACCGAGTCTGGAGACCCGGAAAACGTATGCGCCCTTCAAGGACGTTCTCGGAGCGTTCTCCGTCGAGACGCAAAACAGACCAGCCGCGTTTTGACTGCCAGCGGAAATGCTTGTCGGGGTCAACGCCTTCCCAACCGAAGGTAGGTTCTGCGCGTTTGCCGACTTCGTCGTAGGGGTTTGTGGGATTGTAAGCGCCTCCAATTTTGAAACCTTGAGCGCCTTTTTCTTCGATTTCCGATAGGACGTTGTCAACGTCTTTCCAGACGCCCTTCGCGATGTTTTCAATTTCATCGAGGAAAATAAACATGCGAGACAGAGGACCAAATACAGGATGCGGAGCGGGTCTGGGGATACGGTGTCCACCTTGTAGCCTCCCGGCTTTTATGTTGTTACCTTTGGGAATCACCACGCCCTTGATTGCCGAAGTTTGATTTCGGCGAGTCAAGCCGATAAACAACTCGCCGATTTCTCCGGGCATCGGAATCGATGCTTGGTTGTGGAGATTTACTAAGTGAGAAAAAAGATTTCCTTCCAAGTGGTCTTCGCTAGGACCGAGCACCCGGATGGTCGTGAACCGAGGGTCTCGAATCCATTCCAAGAAAAAGTAAACACCCGCCGAAAAAGATTTTCCCATCTTCGCTGCGCCCTCAATCAAAAACATCGAAGACTCATCTACGAGACTCCATACTTGTTTTACTGAGTTGGGTTCGCAAGTGAACTGGTTAGGAGTCCACAACATTTGCGCCGCTTCCTCGCGCCCGTTGTTCTCCAGCAATTCGTGAAGATACGGAGTGAGAATCGGCCAAGCTTGCGCGGGGTCGTGAGAACGTGCCTTGAATTGGACTCGGAAGAAGTCCGCAACCCGAGCCGCAGCGTCAAGTGGTTTTTCCGAATGAAGGGATTTCGCAACCTCTGCGGCTAGTTCCTTATGTGGTCCCGCCGGGAGCATTATAGCGGTTTTCCGCAGTCGAGGACGAAATCTTCGGTGGTCCCCTCTGGGAATCGAACGAGTGCGGCCTCGCGCCAGCCCCGTTTGCCGTGCGCTACAATCCGCCGGGGGCCTCGCGTGTAAGAAAAATTGATGACATAGGGGGAAAGCCTGAGCGAGCGCCCTTGCTTAACAGAGTC